CTTGACAATCAACGTATTGCCACATACGGTACTATTAGCCAGCAAACTTATATCTCAAAACGTTTTGCACTGAAGAGATATTTGGGATTAAGCGACGAAGAAGTAGCAGAAAACGAACGTCTATGGGCAGAAGAGAATGGAAAGAGTTCTCCTGTTCCTACTGATGCTAGTGGAGAACTACGTAGTGCTGGTGTAAATCAAGCTGGCATCTCAAGTGACTTAGGAGCACTTGCAGACGATACTGCTACACCTGATCAACAGGCAGCAGTTGGAGTGCCGCCCGAAGCTCCGGCAGCTGGTACTGCACCGGCCAGTGGCGGAATGCCTCCTGCTGCATAAATATTATTATGATACTTAGAGAATTGTTTTACGCTAATAAAGATGCAATAAGCGTCGCCAACGACTATAGGTACGAAGGTAGTAGAGACTCAACATCTTTAAAAAGAAAAGATACTCGCAAAACACGACTAACCTTGGGACAAATTAACGAATTAAGAAAAGCTTCAGAACAACATATTCTTGAGCAAGAAAAGGAACTGGAATTTGTAGAACAGATGTACAAACCACCACCAGCACCAGCAGCTTAATAAAAAAAGCCTTAATTTAGGCTATTTCATACCTTATTTTACAGTTTTATGTAAATATATCTGACAGCCTCACAACTTAACAGGAGAACAAATATGACTGATCGCTCAAAGTTTGAGCAGATGCTCGAGCACCTTATTGCTGACGAACAAGAAAAAGCCAAAGAGCTTTTTCATCAACTAGTAGTTGAAAAGAGTCGTCAGATTTATGAGAACATTTTATCTGAAGACTTCAACGAAGCCAAAGATGAAGACGAAGAAGACCTAGACGAAGCAGCTGATGAAGAAGACGAAGATCTTGACGAAGCAGCTGACGAAGACGACGAAGAAGTCGAAGAAGGTTTCGGATTTGCCGAAGGCGGCGATGACGAAGAAGAAGGTGGAGACGTAGGCGGCGATGCTACTGACGACTTCATTGGTGACGTAGGTGGCGACGACATGGGCGGAGACGACATGGGCGGAGACGGCGACATCGAAGATCGAGTAATGGATCTTGAAGACGCACTAGACGAACTAAAATCCGAATTTGAAAAAATTATGGGTGGTGACGAAGGCGACGACATGGACGGCATGGATGACATGGACGGCATGGGTGGCGACGAGTTAGACATGGGTGGCGAAGACGACGAAGAAATCAAAGATAGCTTCGGAATCAGCGACAACTTCATGCGTGAATACATTGAAAAAGTAAGCAATCCAAAGCATGGCGATAATGGTGCAAACACCAAGTCTCCAATTGCTGGAAAAAACGATATGGGCGGTACAACTGCTAATATGGTACAAGGTGGCGAGTCGAAAGGCGAAGGCACTAAAGGTGGATTAGCAAATCCATCAACCAAAGAAGAAAACTTTGGTAACATCAATGTCCCAGGCGGCAATGCTGGTAAAACAGCATTTAAGAAGCGTGAGCCAGGACACGGTGCTGAGAAGAAAGGTTCAGGCGACAACGGCGATAAGAGCGCAGGCTCTCCAATCAACGGTGTAAAGTCAAGAGCCAAGTAAGCAGGTATAATTGATGAACTATCTTCGTGAAAACCTGAGTTTCGACCAAGCGAGAGTGGTCGTTGAGTCCGAAGGCGAGGGTGGAAAGAACCTTTATATGAAGGGGATTTTCATCCAAGGCGACAAAAGGAATCAGAATCAGCGTGTTTATCCTGCAAATGAGATTGCTAGGGCTGTCAAAACCCTGAACGATCAAATTGCTGGTGGATATTCAGTCCTAGGCGAAGTAGATCATCCAGATGACCTAAGAATCAACCTTGACCGTGTGAGTCATATGATCACAGAAATGTGGATGGATGGCACAGACGGTTATGGAAAATTAAAAATACTACCTACCCCGATGGGCGAACTAGTGAAAGCTATGTTGACCAGCGGTGTTAAGTTAGGAGTTTCGAGTCGTGGATCCGGGAACGTCAAAGAAGACGGTTCCGGTGAAGTGAGCGATTTTGAGATTATCACAGTTGATGTGGTAGCTCAACCAAGTGCTCCTGGAGCATACCCTACACCAATTTACGAACACCTCATGAATACACGTGGTGGTCTTAATGCCTTACGCATAGCGAAAGAGGTGCAAGGTGATACCAAAGCACAAAAGTACATTAAAGAGAGCCTATTACGTATAATAGGCGGACTCCAATAACGAGGAGAATCACAATGTTGGACGCATTAAAATCTCTGTATGAAAACAATGTGATTTCTGAGGATGTAAGAGCAGAAATTGAGTCAGCTTGGGGTGATCGTATTAACGAAAACCGTGAGCAAGTAACTCAACAGTTACGCGAAGAATTCGCACAACGCTACGAACATGACAAGTCTGTTATGCTTGAAGCGGTTGATCGCATGATTGGTGATCAACTACGCGAAGAAATCGCTCAATTTATTGAAGATCGAAATCAACTTGCTGAAGCAAAAGCTAAAGTGATGGTAAAGGCAAAGAAAGATGCTGAAAAAATGAAGGAATTCATTGTACGTCAATTGGCTAGCGAAGTAAAAGAGTTGCATGAAGATCAGAAAACAATGGCTGACAAGTTTATTAAACTTGAACAGTTTGTTGTTGAAGCTCTAGCACAAGAAATTGCTGAATTTTATACAGATAAACAAGATATTGCAGAAACCAAAGTTCGTTTAGTTCGTGAAGGAAAACAAGCCTTCGCTAAAGTAAAAGAACAATTTGTAAAACGTGCCGCTGCCCTAGTAGAATCTACAGTTGAAAAATCTCTATCAAAAGAGATTACACAACTAAAAGAAGATATTGAAGCTGCTCGTCGTGCAGATTTTGGTCGTAAGTTATTCGAAGCTTTTGCTAACGAATATCAAACAAGCTATCTAAACGAAAGATCTGAAACAAATAAATTGCTCAAGGTTATAAACCTGAAAGAGTTAGAAGCCGCAACTGCTCGTAATGAAGCAGCAGCAGCAACTCAACTCGCAGAAAGCAAAGAAAAACAAATTAAGGCACTAGTGGAAAGTAAAGAACGTCAAGAAATTATGCATGAATTAATTGCACCATTGGCTAAAGACCAAAAGGCAATCATGTCAGAACTTCTAGAAAGTGTACATACAACAAAGTTACGTAGTAATTTTGACAAATATTTGTCAGCTGTAGTAGCAGGCGAAGCACCACAAAAACGTAAGGCTCTATTAGAGGCAACAGAGATAACAGGAAATAAAATTCCTAACAGCGCAAGTAGTAGCGAGACCGATAATAATATCGTAGATATTCGTAAGCTCGCTGGTTTAAAAATTTAAGGAGAACATTTAAATGTCTGAACTACTAACAAGCCGTTGGAACGAGACCAAGGAAGCCCTATTAGAAGGCCTACAAGGCGTGCGTAAATCAACAATGGCTGTAACTTTAGAAAATACTCGCAAGTATCTAGCAGAAAGTGCCACAGCTGGTGCTACTTCCGCTGGTAACGTTGCAACACTTAACCGCGTGATTCTTCCAGTAATCCGTCGTGTTATGCCAACCGTTATTGCTAACGAATTGGTCGGCGTACAGCCAATGACTGGCCCAGTTGGTCAAATCCACACTCTACGTGTTCGCTATAGCGATTCAAGTAGTGCTGCTGGAGTTGTAGCTGGTGAAGAAGCATTCAGTCCATTCAAGATCGCTGAAGCTTATTCTGGTAACACATCATCTGGCAAAGCAGCTTCAACTGCTAGCTTAGAAGGTGCTGCTGGTAACAGAATGAGCATTCAAATCTTGAAACAAACAGTTGAAGCTAAGACACGTAAGTTGTCAGCTCGCTGGACGTTTGAAGCTGCTCAAGATGCACAAGCCCAACAAGGTATTGACATCGAAGCAGAAATCATGGCTGCTTTGGCCCAAGAAATTACTGCTGAAATCGACCAAGAAGTTCTAGCATCGCTAGCAACATTGGCAGGTACAGCAGCATTGACATATGATCAGTCCAACGTATCTGGTACTGCTACATTCGTTGGTGACGAACACGCTGCTTTAGCTGTTCAGATCAATCGTGTTGCTAACTTGATCGCTCAGCGTACCCGTCGTGGTGCTGCTAACTGGGCAGTTGTAAGCCCATTGGCATTGACAATTCTTCAAAGTGCTACAACTTCTGCGTTCGCAAGAACAACAGAGGGTACATTCGAAGCTCCAACAAACACAAAGTTCGTTGGTACATTGAACAACGCAATGAAGATTTATGTTAATAGCTACGCTTCTGATGCTTCTGATATCCTTATTGGATACAAAGGTTCAAGCGAAGCAGATGCAGCAGCATTCTATTGCCCATACGTTCCATTGATGAGCAGTGGTGTTGTATTGGATCCATCAACATTCGAACCAGTCGTGTCCTTCATGACACGTTATGGTTATGTTGAATTGACCAACACAGCTTCTTCTCTAGGCAACGCAGCTGACTACTTAGGTAAAGTTGCAATTGCTAGCTCAGCTGTAAAGTTTAGCTAATCAACATACCGAAAGGTTGTCGATTAATCAAAGGGCTCTTCGGAGCCCTTTTTCTATGATTGATAAATACATTGTATGACTTACATTGGGTAAGTTTTATGCGGAAACCCGCCGCGTACAGCCTAGAACGCTGTTATTTCTACAAGGAGAAACTAAAATGGGACGTCCTCTACATAAAAAATATTTTGGTAACCGCAACATCGGTACCACAGGCACAGCTGATAACGGTATCGGCGGCAAAAGAATTGCTAGTGTTACTATCGGCGGATCATGGGCAGGATTTACTGCCTTGACAACTACAGTTACATTTTCAGCACCTGAACTACCAGGCGGTGTAACTGCTACAGGTACAGCAGTCATTGACGGTGGTGGTGCAGTTACTGGTGTTACAATGACCAACTTTGGTTCTGGTTATACAG